TGTGCCACCATCACTATTTCATTAGGTGTGTTTCGCATTGAAATATACCTAGACGGAGATGACGGAGGTATTCCCTTGAAAGAGAAACAGGCATAGAAAAAGCCGCTAAAGGGTATTTCCCTTTAGCGGCTTTGTTGTTTCTTAGGAGCTGTTATGGCTTCTTAGCCCGTATCTCCATGATTTTCTCTAAGGTACGACCACCGAAATAGGCAGACATCACCAGCATCCCCCATTGGCCTAGAAGCTCAACATAGCTTGCTTGGGCGTTATAGCCAAAGGCAGACATCATGGCAAAGAGGAAGTAGCCCACGAAGATGGCTACAAGAGCCATAGGGCGTATGTTCTTAGACAACCAACTGTCAGAAGACATATCAGAAGTCCAACGCTCAGACACCCCTGCTTGTTCTGTCTTATATAGGTCAGTTTCGTTAGCCATTTTAGCCAGCTCTCCATTCTGAGCCAGCACAGCCAGCTCTAGTTGAGCCTTAGCTTTAGCTTGTTCATCAGGGATGAGCTTGTCAATGATTTTCCCACCAATGGCGAGTAGTCCTGTAATATCAAACATCAAATGTGTCCTTTATAAAAGAAGTTGCAGAAGGTTTGTGTCTTACGACCAACAAAGCCAGCCCACCCGTCTTGTTTAATGAGCCTCAAGCAGCGAGTGCTGAAGGTGTGTTCCCCCTTTCGAGGGAAGTCCCATGTGAGCAGGGCTAGTTCCGTATAGTTTGCTACAACATCAACCACCCAAGCCACTATAGTAATTGGCAGCAGCAAGTACCACAGCCCTCCTCTAGTGCCTTGGATGGCTATAGGGTATAACAAGGCTAATAACAAGCTCATTGGTACACCTTTCTGTCTAGTTCGAAGTGTACTCCGTCCTTGAAGCCTTTAAAAGAGCCTCCCCATATTAAAGGAATGTTTAGCTCCTGAGCTACCCCAAGGATGTGCTCTGCAAGCTCCTCATATTTATGAAACTCCCATGAAGCCTTCCCATTGATGAGAACACAGACATCCACAGCCTTCCCTGTTAAATGTCTACTGTTCATGGTCTTGCTCTTACCTGCTGCTACAAGCTCTTTCTGGCGTTCTAGCGTTCGTAGACCATCTGTAATGCTGAAGTCGTAAGGAGGGGCTTCTATGGCCTTGTGCATCACCTTCTGTAGGTCTTCATGCACACAGGCTAAGAAAGCCTCGCTTTTAGTTCCGAAGTTCATTGTCCCGCCTCCTGTGCTGCTTGTGGGACTACAAATGATTGAATGAAAGCTGCTTTTGTTGGCTCATCCATCAGCTTCATCATTGCAGACACAAACTCATTTATTTTTCCTTGCTTAACGCCGGAGGTCATAAATTGAGCCATTCCTACGGGATTAAGCATTAGGGTTGCCATCTCTTTGTTAAACTCCTGAGCATTCCCTCGTTGAAGGTATGTAATAGCAGCCCTACCTGTAGCCACTGCTGAATTGAGGTATGAAGGAATCTCTTTGGCAATGTTAGGGAGACCTTCTTCTAATGTGCCTACCTTTTTAGCCAGTTCCTGTGCTTTTGATGCTCGTTTCAGGTCAGCTAACACACTGTTAACAGCTCCTACTTCTTGAGTTGTAAGCACATCAGACAGCTTGTCAAACCGTGGAATACCTGTAGATTTCTTGATAGTCCCTGCTGCATTCTCTACAGCAGTGGCAAACACACCAGCACGTTCTTTCTCCAAGGGTGCTTGTAGTTTCTTAGCCAAGTAGTCTCCCACCTCCATACGATTGAGCTTGTTGCTGTAACCGGAATAAGATTTAAGGTATTTAGACCACAAACCGTCAGAAGATTTATCCAAGGAAGCATCAATGAAGTTCTTTACACTCCCCGCTGCTTTAGCTGCTTGCTCTGGGATTCCTCCTTTAGCAAACTGCTCTCCTTGACCTAAATACTTAGCAATGTCATCATTCAATGTCTTACGGACGTTCTCGTACAAATCACGACTATTTAAAATGCCGTTCTCGTCTGCTTTAGACAGAATCTTGTCTTTAACACCTTGCAACACTGCCTTGCTCATGTCGGAATTTGTTCCCTTCATGGCTGAGTCAATGCTATCCGCTAAATCAGAAGCCTTCAAGGGGAAGAAGCCGTTAGTTTCTAAGCTGTTAAGCTGATATTGCTTGAGCTGAACGTCTTTACGTAATGTATCCGCTTTCTGAGAATAAGCAGACGCGCGTTTAGAAGCATCTTCAGCAATGTCTCCTGCTGTTAACCATCCGGGCTTACCTCCAGTAGCGGCAGCTTGTTGTGTCCTTGAAGCAGCTCCCACCATTCCTGTTGTCTTTTCGGCTGCTGCTAGGTTGTTAAACCCATCAAAAATTTCTCTTTCTAGCTTGGTGTAAATAGGGCCAGCTACATTAGATTGATTTAAAGCTGCTTCACGCATTTCTCCAGTGACAGAAATGCGTTCAGCAGCTATAGCAGCTCGTTCAACGTCTGTTCCAGCAATCCCTTGTAATGAACGAACCCGTGCAGCTTGTTGTTCTGCTGTGCGTTCTACAAACTTTCCTGCAATTCCTGTTTTATTTGCCAGCTTGCTTTGAGCAGCAATGAGTTCAACAGCCGAAGGAATGTCAGCAAGGGCTTCAGCAGCCGTAGGACGGGAACCTGTCACTTGCTCTTTTACATTCCGCAATGCTTCAATAACTTGAGCCTTTTCTGGCCCTGCAAGCTCATTCAAATTCTTACGTAAATATTCAGCACGACTTGCCGGATTCAATCCTTTAACCAAATCAGCTAAAAAGCCAAGAGATTTAACACCCCCTTCGACCAAAGGGCCAAGAAGAAAACCTGTTCCCATTTGCTCTAGTTTCTTAGTTGCAAATTGGTCATCAGCAGCAGCAACAGGAGACAAAGCAGCTAAACCAGCACCTGTCGTTCCAGAACGTGCTATAGATGGTAACACTCCTTTAGCAGCTACTTGAGTAAGACCTACCACTTTATTAGCAGGACTAACGACATTACCTAAAAGTTGATAAGGGTCAAAGCCAGTGCTGCCTATTCTTGCTCGTCCCTCTGTAGTGGCAGATTCCACATTACGTACAAGTTGATTAGCTCCTGCTTTTACACCTGAACCAAAGAAACCCGTGTTTGCAGCCATTTGATTAACAGCTAACAAAGGGTCTACAACAGCACCTTTAATGGTACGTGCAATAGGACTACCTGCTCCAAACATCCTCTCCAAAACAGATACTTCTGAAGGCTGCTCAGGCTCTTTATCTAATTGGAACCCCGCAGGAAGTGTGCTTTCTGAAGCAGGTTCTTGCTCTAAAACGAAACCTTGTGGAAGTGCCATAATTATCTCACTGGTGTCCAAGTCTTTCCTCCGTCCGTGGACGTGATTCTTTGCTTGGTTGTTGGGTTTGTTGCAAACATTGGAGCTACCTGAGCTTCCTCTGTTTTACCTTGTAGTTTCAGACGAGACTCTCTGACTTGCTTGCGAACCTTGCTCCAACCGTCCATAACCACTCGCAGGTTTTCCTTAAACATTTTGTCGGAGGGGTCTAATGCACGTGTCTGATTCAGCAGCAGGGCAAGTTCTTTCTCGCTCAAAGCACCGAAACCTGTAGCTCCTGTACGGCTCTGGCTCTTTAGTTCTTCAAGCGTTGCAATGGCCTTCTCGCTGTTCAAAGAACTGACTAAATTAGACAATGCTTTAGAATCTGTAAAAGGAATAGAAGAAAACGCTGCTTGAGTAACCCCACCTAAAAAGCTGTTAGGAGCTAGTTTAAGAGCCTTCTCAGCAGTGGTGAGAGCAACATCAAGGCTGTCCTCATTACTGCTTAGTTTAGCAATTGCTTGGTTCTTTTGTTCTGTCTTCTTTTCATCTGCTGCTTCCCTTTTAGTGGCAGTAGCGTCCCTTCTGTCTTCTGCTCGCATTGATGCAATTTCTCTAGCTGTGTCTGCTCTCATTTGAGCAATCTCTTTAGCAGTAGCTCCAGCCACTCTAGCAGCTTCAATCTTAGCTGCTCCAGCCTCTTTTGCAGCTTCAACCTTAGCTTCTGCTGTGTCTCGACGGGCCTGTGATGCTTGCAAGGCTGCAAACACCCTATCAGGGCTTCCATACTTCACCATAACAGCCATCACGGCTTGTTCTGTGGCGTTAGGAGGAAGGGCAGAAAGCTCTGTACGTAGTTGTTCTTCTTGTTGAGAAGACAGCTCTACTTTCCTTGCTTCTGCTGTTGCTTTACGGGTAGTTGCCTGAGACTGAGCCACCTCATTAGCCTTGGCATACATCTGCTGTGCTTCTGTGCCATAGCCCAGAGCTGCTGCCTTGTCTCCCATTGCTTTTAAGCCTTCAACCGAATTAAGGTCTCCCCCTTGGAGAATGCCTTGTAGGTCGCTGCTTTTCTTCATCTGTGGGTCTTGTGCTCCTAGCATACCACCAACAGCTCCTGCAAGCTGGTTTCCCCCCTTGTAGAGCATTTGTGTGGCTCTTTGTTCAGGAGACAATTGAGCAAAGGCATTAGCCTTTGTTGTCAGCTCTTGGTCACGTTGCATAGCAAGCTCTTGAGGAGAGAAGCCAAATAGTCCTTTTACAATTTCAGTCATATTTTTCCTTAGTCCCAATAGTTTGTGCCCATTGCATAAGCACCGGGGTCAGCTTTGAAAGTACCTGTGGGTCTATTGAACATATTAGCAACACCCGATGTAAACTGAGAGTTACCTAAAGCACCGCCAATGGCATCTGCCCAAGGGTTCTGCTTATTGGCTGCTCCCATTGTGTTTGCTGCTGCCATTCCTCCTTGATACAAGGTGTTACCTGCATTACCGCCGTATTGAGCAGCTCGACCTCCTAGCTCACTGCCCATAGAGAGGGAATTTGCTCCTGCGCTTTCAAGGCTCTGAGCCAAGCCAAACTGTGTCTTATAGGGGTTGTAGGCTTGAGAGGTGAGGTCAATGCCGCTCCCTAACAACCCTTGTCCGAAGGAGGTTTGTGCTCTGCCTTCTGCCTGTGCCTGTGTTGCAAGACCAGCATTCTGTTGTGCTAAGGCGTTGTAATAGGCTTGTGCTTCTGGGTTAGCTGCTCCTAAAGAGCCTCCCTGAGCTACAGACAACCCGCCCCTGCCTGTGTTCTGTAGGTTTTGTTGCATACGGGCATAAGCCATGTCGTTACTAGGGGCTAACAAGGCTTGTTGCTTCTGCATCCAGCTTTGAGCTGCTTGCTCAGGCGATGTGGCTAAATATCCCTGTCCGAGATTAAACAGCCCTTGACCTGCTTGCTGTCCCTGCTGAATCATGTTCATGCCAGAGCCACCAGCTTGTGCTAGGAAAGCATCTCGCTGTGCTGCCATTTCTGGGCTGAGGGTGTAACCTGCTGATGTGAGGTTGCCCTGAGCATCAGTACCAAAGTTGCTCTTACCAAAGGCTGTTGTAACCCCTACAGGTCGAAAGCGTTGTGCATCTGCTGCAATACGAGCAGCCTCCAGTTGTGCATTGGCTTGTGTGTTAGCTGCGCTCTTGTTGCTTTCCCCTTGCATAAAGCCGCCAAGAAGACTAGCACCTGCTCCTAAAAGTGATGTTAACATTTATATGTCCTTGCGCTTAAGTTTTAATGATGAAGAAGATGCCGAGAGAAGGCTGTAGGTTCGCATCTGTTCCTGACACACCAAAAGAGTTTGTACCAGTAATACCTGTAGTTTTAGTTGTTGTCGGTGTCGATGTATAACTTGGGCCGGGGTCTGAGGCATAGCCCACCCATTGATTTGCTTGGACAGGAAAACTTACATAATCGTAATTGTGAAAGTGTCCGGGGTCTGTAATTGTGTGGCTGTGAGAGACAACAACAGCATCTTTAGAACCTAGCTGCTGCGCTGCTGTATACAAACCACCAGCACCAATAGGGCTTCGGTTGTTGAAGTTTGGAAGGTTGAAGGTTGTACTCCCATCTCCTACTCCATACACCGTACCAATGAGGGCAAACAAAGCAGCATAAGTAATACGGTTGGCTGTAGCTCCGTTACACAACAAGAAGCCTGTGGGGGCTGTTGCTGTAGGCCACATATTGATTGTGCCTGTTGGAGAGGTGTTAGCGACAACAAAGGCTGTGGTGGCTAGTTGTGTAGTGCTTGTGCCTACAACAGCAGTGGGAGCTGTTGGTGTGCCTGTGAAAGCAGGAGACAACAAGTCTGCCTTGGTAGCTACAGAAACAGCTAAGTTATTAAACTCAGTGTCAAGCTCTGCTCCCTTTACAATTTTAAGAGCATTACCACTAGGGAGCGTGTCCTTAGAGGTAAAGGCTGTACTTTTTACATAATTTGTCATTTGTTTCCTTAAACAATTTTGCCGTTCTTGGCCTGTATCTCTAATTTCTGTATGCTCAAAGGGAAGCCCTGAATGTCGCTCTCATACCCTGTCTGAACAATCTTGCCGCTGCTAGTGGGGTAAGCCACTAAAGTTTGTAGAGCAACACCATCTGAGTATTTAGCTATACCATATTCAGACACCCCGTAGAAGCTCTCTCCTTGAGCAGGAATCTGTACGTTCTGAGCCTGATAATTGCTGCTGAAGTCGTAGCCCCATTTGATAGTGACATATTGAAGACTACCTCCAATGACAACAATGCTTAGTTTCTTCAGCACTGTTGTTATGCTTGGTTGCCCTAAATCAGCATGGTTGGTAAAGTATTGAAACCTGTATTTGGCTGTGTCATCAAAATAGCCTGTATATTTCCCGACATATCCGTTCTTACCAATTAGGAGACTACCATCCCGTAAGGAGCAGAAGCAGGTAGGTGTAATGCTGTCCCATGTGGTGATACGAGCACTTCCGTCCTGTAGGGGCTGTTTGGTGTCGAAGCAATAGACCTGATTGGTGATAGGCACTGTCAGCAGGTAGAAGGCTTCTAACGGGTTGTACACGCTCTTTACGAGGCTTAGGTCTGTACCATCTAAGGTACGCATCAAGTCATCACGAACATTCTTGCTGAGGTCTCTAAATGGAGCACTCTTTTCCTGTATTGTTCGGAGCACTGAACGTACCCCTGTCTTAGACAAGAAGATGACATCACTGCCTGTGTTCTGTACGCTGTCCCTAGCAATGCAGCCAATGCCTGTAATTGTGTCTGAGAGCACCATTGTCGAAGGGCTGGTGGCTCCTGAATAGACCAATATGTTCTGAGTACCGAAGATGAACAAATAGCCATTGTGGGCCGCTAGAGCTGTAATGGTGTCATTTCCGTTAGGCCAAACAGTTGTAACATCTAATGTTCCTGCGCTACCTGTGGCATATTTCTCTGGGTGGGTGACATCACTCCATTGGATGAGGCTCTTGTCGGTAGTTGTGTCTACATTCCATACACGTCCCCAAGCACTCATACCAAAGTTGGCTTGTTGCACCGTGCCGTTATAGCCCGGATATTCACTAATCCTTCTGTAGGTGGTAGGGGAAAGAGAAGAATCAAAGACTAAGGGGTCATGTCCCCTTTGGAAGGCATAAGCAGCTCCTCCTAGGTTACACACGCTCCAATTGTCTCCTGTAATGGTTGGAGCTGTTCCGCCTCCCCCGTAGGTAATTTCAACCAATGCCCCGCCTGTTAGCTTAAACACCTTGTTGTTACCTGCCACCATTGTGTAGACATTACCTGCGTCATCTACGTGTTCTGCTATAGTGCGAATAGCAGCAGAGCCGAGAGGCCCAGAAGCTGTGTTCTGTGGAAGCCAGCCCTTACGTGCGCCTATACGACCAAACTTGTCAATGACAGCGTTATTAGCTACCAGAGACCATCCCTGCTCTAGGTCTAAAGAGCTGTCTTGTGTGTTTAGACCAAAGAAGCCGGGAGCTGTTACAGCGACTGTTTGTATGTTCTGTGCCATTATGTCCAATTCCAGCTATCAAGCTCAGGGTAACGGCTTTGCTCAATGGCAATGTAGTCTGCCAATGCGCTTTGATAAAGCACAATAGCTTCGCCGCTATAAAGCCCCCCATCTTCGCCTCGTTCAACCAAAGCACGAGCTAAGGCTAACAAAACAACAGGCTCTTTAGGAACCTTCATTGTGTTGCTGTCTGCTACTAAAGAATCTTGTGGTTGGTAGATGTTAAAGAACAGTTGATAGACACCATCAGGAATAGGGAAGATGTCTACTTGTGTGTCCCCGTTGCTGTCAATGCCGTTGTAGTTGTAGTAGTATGGCTGTCCCTTCTGTGGGTTTGCGCTTCCTAAGAAGCTCTGAGTCATACTAACGCTGTCCATGCTGCTCAGGTGATACCGATTGGTATTGTTATACACCTCAATGGTTTTAAACCGAGCACCTGTCCCTACAAGGACATAGTTGAACACATCAGCCGTGGTGTTGGCTGTAAGTGTTGTAGTGAGAGCATTCCAATCATAGCTGTCTTCCACTTGTCGTTTAGCGTCATTGACAAACTTCCCAACAAGGCGTGACAAGACGTGCTCATTCACCGTGGTCACTTCTGGCTCACGGAGACGAATAAGCACCTCATTTACTAGGTCTAAATATGAGGGGAGAGCCATTAGTAGCCTTTCTTAGGCGTAGGCATTGGAGATGGTTTCTTACGTTTCTTGTTTGTAGCGGTGCGTTGACCACGAATAGGCATTGTTTTCATATTGTTTCCTTATGTTTAAGAGGAGGTCGTAGGTGTGTCCGCAGGTAGTGGTGTGTTGCCTTCAGCAAGCCATGCTAGGTAGGCTTGGTAGTCTGTGTTGGCGGGGTCGAAGGGGATGGTTGCGTTGTCTGCTATCCGGTAAATTGCAAAACTACAAACAGACCCGTCACGATTAAATATTTGTTTATACATTTTATAACTCCGCAGAAGCATCAATCCAGCCGGTACTATTGGCAGACACAAAATTAGTAGCGTTACCCGCAGCCAATCCGCTAGAGCCAGTCACGCCCCCAGTTGCAATATTGTCTATTGTTGTGTTGGATAAACTTATTGCGGTAAAAGAAGCGGCACTGCTGTTCGCAATGCTCAAACTAAAATCAGAAACAGCACTTACGGCTGCGGTTGGAGTTGCTCTCATTGTTACTGGAAGATTAGCAATGTTTCCAAATGCCGCCGAGGTTGCATACGCTTGCAATGTAGAAATACTTCGACCAGTCCCAGTAGAAAGTCTTCGATAGTAGTACCGCTGACAAAGTTGCAACTCAGTACCATACGGGCGGTAGTCAAACGATGTGGCTGTGCTGCCTTTTTCTAACTGAACGCTCCCGCAAGTGCCTGTGCTAAATTCAACATTCAAGTTTGTACCTGCTACCCATCCTGCTATTGTCACAGTGCCAGAAGCCCCGTAAGCGCCTCCATTAAGTCTACCCTGTGCTGTTCCTGTCCATGACAGCACATAAGTGCCTCCTTCGGGTAGGTTGCAGCCTTCAATGACTTGCACAACCGTACCAGCAGTAATGGTGATGGCTGTGCTAACTCCTAAAGCCCCTTGGGTGAATGTGTAAGTGACTCCACCTGCTCCTGCCTTCCAGCGGTCATGTCCATACGAGCCAGCAGATAAAGCTGTACCGGAGACATATCCCCGTTGGTTGACAATGAAACCCCCGTCAATAATCTTGTTCTTCATTCCTAAATTAGCAGAAGAAGACACATAAGCTGTGCTGTCTGTAGCTGCTGCTGTACCTAATGTAGGCTTTCCTGTTAAGTCGTTGTAAGCACCTGTAGTAGCTACTGTAGCTAATGTAGGGGTTCCTGTCACGCTTGAATAAGGAACAGCAGCATAAGAAATGTCTGTACCATTAGTGGTCAAAAACTTCCCTGCATTCCCTGCTTGAGAGGGAGCTGTTCCTGCCAATGCTTGAGCCAAAGAAGCAGAAGCAGCAGCGGCTGAAGCAGAAGCACTGGCATTCCCTGCCTGTGTTGTAGCAACACCTGCCTGTGTTGTAGCTGCGCTTTGAGCAGTCTGAGCAGCTATAGCAGCATCTGTAGCGGTTGTAGACAACGTAATAAGAGCATTAAGCTCAACATCAGAGGTTGCATCTCCTCCTCCACCTACGCCCCGATATATAGTGCTCTTGACTTGTCTGTACTTAGGGAAGTCACAAAACATTACGCTTCCTTAGCTTGTTTCTTGGGCTTGGCTTCTACAGGAGCTTCTACAGCTTCTGTAACAGCAGAGTATTCGTCATGCTTTAGCATCTCTTTGATGTCGTGTTCTACCAAGAACTCGTATACCTGTCCTGTGTGTTTACATTTAAATTTCATTGGTTTCTCCTTTATGGAAAGCTCTACATAAAGCCCTCTAAAAAGGAGAGAGTCCTTTTGAGACTCTCCCTCTTTCGTTCTATCAGGCTGGTACGGCCAAAGCTACGAGGCTGAAGTCACGCAACTCTTTAGTACCGTACAGGGTGTCAGCCGTGTACAGAGTAGCAAGATATTCCTGCTTGTATTGAGTTTGTGAACGAACACCCATTTGCTCGACCAACACACCAGCGTCCTTATGACCCATCAAGGCAATACGGCAAGCAGTGCTGCCAGAGGTGGTCTCTGCATTCGATGTAACGAACACAGGAATACCATAGACATTACCGATTTCACCGTTGCGGATGGTGTTACCAGAGCCTTGTTCACCAACGAATGCTTGCTCAGTGAAGCGAGCAATACCCATCATGGTGTTACGGGTGGAAGGAGGAATGATGAGGAAACGAGAGTCCATAGGGACATCGTTGTCATCCAAACGCTGAATGCTACGACGAATAGCAGCATCAGTGAGAGCACCTAAACCAGTGTTTGCACCAGCAACATAGGCGGTAGTACCGTCTGCGCCAGAGAAAGCACCTGAATAGGCAAGAGTACCGCCGCCGCTGTTAGCGTCACGGCCCAAGGCCAACACATCTGTGTCCACCTGTTTAGCGAGTGCATAACCTGCGTCCGAGGTATAGAACTGACGCAAAGAGTTCAAGGCTTGTACTTCTACAATGTCCTCAATGAGGCGAGAATATTCGTAATGCTTGTTGATAAGCACCTGAACATTGCCCTCTGTTGCGGCAATAAGGTTTACTTGTGTAGAAGCTGCTTTCAAAGAAGCAGAGCCACGAGTAGGAGAAGGGATATTGATGGTATCGCCTTTCTTACCCTTGAAGCTCATTTTCTTAATGAGGTTTGCTGCTACCAAGTTCTTTTGGTAAGAGGCTACAATTTCATCCGACCAAATTGCTGGTACGAATGTTTGTGCCGTGGTTTTT